TCTATATCTCTAACTGTTGGTTTTACAGAAAATTCTCCACCACCACGAGTTGGAGCTATTAATTCTTCATTAACTTCACCATAGTTTGCATAAATAAGTCCTGAATCAATTTGAACTTTATCTATTTGTGCTTGAGTTAAGTTTGTATACATAAGTTATCTCCTTTCTTATAAATAAAAAACTCGTGCAGAGAATGATAATCTCCTTGCGAGTAAATCTTGTTCTGTTTCCCTTTGATATGTGTAGCCCTCAAATGAAATGTGGCTACCAAAATTACTTTCTGAATTCAAAATATAATCATTTAAGTTATTTCTTAAACTATCGCATAAGTCCTCAATTTCTTCAGTTGTTACTGATTCATCTGCATATACTTCAATATCAAACAATAATAAATCACCATAAGCTAAATCACTTGTAGATGGTGGTATCAATGTGCAATATGGAAAAGATGCATTAAGAGATGGTGCTTTTTCATAATATGAAGTGGTAAGTGTGTTTATATGCTTATTTAATTCTTGCAAATATAAAGATTGTTTACTCATCTATATCATCCTCCGATTCATCTATATAACTTGATAATTTTTCTAATTCTAAATTTAGTTTGCTTAATCCTTCTTCTTCAGCTTTTCTTATTTCATCAATATTGTTCATAATCGTGTTCTTTAAAGTATTTTTACCACTATATCCAGGGTGAAATACTTTACTACCAAAATCATGTACTCCATCTGTTAAAATTCTCTTACCAGTTTGTTTTCTTACTTTACCTCTACTACTAAGTACACCTGCTTGTATTTCGTGGCTTTTAACCCCAAATTCAAGCCAATATGGATTTGCCATATAAGTTTTACCATTGACCTTTTTTGCCTTATATTTTGACATATATCCTATTTGTAGAGTAGGTTGTCCTGTCTTTGAATTAATTTTAACTGCTGAATGAGTTGCTTTCTGAAGTCTAGCACTTCTAACTTTAGTGTTATCAGTTAATTTCTGTTTTGCTACTTGACCACCAGCTTTTAAAGCTGTTTTAGCTAGTTTTGTTAATGCTTTTATTGTTTCTTGTGATGTATCAATAAATTCAACACTCATAATGATGTATCCACAATTGAAGTGTCAACTAAGGTACTTGTTAAGGTTAATTCATATATTTCTTCGTTTCTCGTATATGACCTTATAATGCGATATACCTTATCATTTAATTTAAAATGGTCTGCACCATTATATTGCTTTACTTCTACAATCAATTCAGGTTTTAATCCCTGTGCTGTTGCTTGATAAAACTCTGTTCTTCCTACTGACTTTTTATTACAATAAACCTCTGTTTCAGTATAACTAGGTTTTGGTTTATTAAACTTATCTAAAGTATTTGTTTTGGTCATTAAGTATCCAATATCTCTCCAAATCATTCTTCTTCCTCTACCACATAAGGTTCTGCATAATCAGTAACTATGCATAACTTTTGTTTTTGGCTTTCATAAGAACTTAATAATTTTTCATAATCTGAATTTTCATAACCAAAAAATGCTTTACAATAAGTTACAACTGCTCTCTCAATTAGCGGATCTAACGTTTCTTCTGCACCAGATGAAGTAGTAATACTTAATTCTGGTAGGACAGAAGAAGCGACACCAGATGTTTCTAAATCAAGTAAACATGCTTTAATTAAATTTTTTATCTCATCATCAAATGCTGTAACACTTGCTGATATTCTTAAATGTTTTTTTACTATATCTTTTATCGTTTCTAGCATCGCTTATCACTCTCCTTTTTTAATTATAGACTTGTTGCAACGTAAGAACCTTTTTTGAATGCACCAGTTCTTGGTTTTCCATCAAATACACCATAAGATGCATAAGTTGTTTTTCTACCAACTACTGTAGATTCTCTTGCTACTGATAAAGCTTCTACTGTGTTAAATACATAATTCATTGGATTACCAACAATTATATCCCCATCATTTAAGAATGGATCTACTTCTATTGGAATTAACTTATTACCAGCTAAACCTTGAATAAATGGATAATTCTTATTTTCATCTTGATATCCAATCATATCAATATTTACATTGCTAGATATATATGCTTTTGCTCCAACTTTGAAATCATCACCTAATGTTTTTAATGTTTCAACTATAGTATTAAGTGGATCTGTTCCTTCAGTTGCAGATAGTCCATATATAGCACCTGTAGGTTGATTTGAACCAGTTCCATATATAACAGCATTACACATAGCTTTTGCCATTTTATTAGCTATTTCAGCAGTAATAAAGCTTATGAAATCAGCAACTGCCATAGCTTCTAATTTCCAAGTTACTACAACTTGTTTTGCTAATTCATATCCTGTTAATTGAATTCTCTTGAATTCTATTCCTTCATTAGCAGTATTAGTTCCTTCTACTACCCAAGCAGCATCATCTGAACTGTCCATGAATGGTAGATCAATGTTTCCTGCAACTGCTAATTTTCTAATATCTCTAAAGAATGGTGATTGTTTTTCAATTAATGCCAATATTTCAGTTCTTACTGATGTAGGTATTAATAGTCCACCATTATTAACTCCATTTGCTTCAGCTGCTGCTTCAACAAAAGTAGTAGCAGTTGTAGTAGTTGCATCTCCTACAGCTCTCTTTTCTTTTTCTGATAGGTCTTTTCTTCCCATTAATGATTTAGCCCATGCAGTTTTATATTCCTCTGAACTTACATCATATTTTTTAACTTCTTCTTGTTCCATTTTTTCTATTTCCTTTCCTTTATTGCCCTCGGCAATTTCATTTAATAATTTTTTTCTTTCTTCAGCTGATTTATTTAATTCTGTTATTTTTGTTTCCAAACCTTTACGTTCTTCAGTTAAAGTTTTTACTTCAGCTGTTAGTCCTTCAACTTTAACTTCTTCATTAGATATTTCTTCTTCTGTTTTAACTTCAGATTCAACATCTAATTCTTTACTTATTTCTGCTAATCTGGTTTCTATTTCACTCTTACGAGTTTCCATATCTTTTTTATCCATTATTTAGCTCCTTTCTTTATTATTTTTACTGACCTCCATCAGGTTTGCTTTAACCTCCATTAAAGCTTTATTACAAAGCATTTCTGCTTGTAAACTAATTTAATTTTGTTTTTAGTTCTTGTTTTTTTCTTGCTAGTTCATTTTTTCTAGCAATAAATAACTCTTTTTGTGCTGTGTCCTCAAAAAAACCACGAGCTGATACACTTGTGGCTTCATAAGCTGGTAAATCTACTATAGAAACATCAAACAATCTTTTAATTCCCTTTATTGTTCTTAAACGCTGAGTACTATCATATTCTTCTGAATTTATAGTAAATGCAAATGACATTTTATCTAATAAACCATTTTTAACTTCTTCCCAAGTTCTACGACCTTCTTCACTACCACTTAAATCTGCTTTTATTTTTAATCCATAATCATCAATATTTAGTGATAATGTTCCATTCTTTGTTCTTGCAAATGGTTTTCCATCGTGATTGTAATTTAATACAACATCTGACATTTGAGCACCATTAAAGGCATTTTTATCAACTTGTTCTTTGTATTCAATTCCATCAAATTCATACATTACTTCTGCACGATTAAATACAACTGCATAACCTTCTACTATCATTCCTTCTTCTAATGCACGTACCTCAAAGTTTCTGTAATTTCTATCTTTTGTCATCATTTTGTTATCTCCTTTCCATCTATTAAAAAAACAATATCTTTTCCATATTGTTCTTTTAGTTTATTCAAACACCCTTCACTTGGATAATGCTTAAGCTTTAGGATCTTGATTATTGGCATCTGGGTTTTCCTGTGTTTGTTCTCTTGGGGTTTCAATAACTTGTTTTCCATCTGTCTGATCATCTCCTAACTTTATAACTTCTGCATATTCTTTACGAATAAAGTATTTATCTCCTTCTGCACCTATTCCAGGTAAATTAAATATTTCAAGTCCCATATTATGTGTCATAAATCCTCTATCAAACAATTGAGTTACTAAACTTAATTTAGTAGTATTTGAGGCATATTGTAATCTTGAACTCTCATATATTACTTTATATCCTTTTTTTAACTCATCATCCGTATATAGCATTCCACTAATTACCTGGCTTACTTGTATTGCAAATGATTCAATTGCACCCTCATAAAATGCATTCCATTCATTTTCATCAAAACTATTTGATAATATTGCTTCATTTACACCAAAATAATTAAATACATTCTTTTTAACTAACTCACTTTGTTTATCATCAATAACCCATGGCTTACTATCTATTTGTTTGATTTCTTTATATTTATTATCAAATATTAATGCTCCACCATTATTTTCTACTGATAAATTGTTAGTAACTAATCTTTTTCTTTCTATTTCTATATCTTCTGGTTTTAATATTTGTTGTAATTGTGCCAAAAATCTTATATTTGCTGATTGTTTTACACCATTTATTACACCTTGGCTTTGTGTTGATAGTAATTCCATTGTTGAATTTAATGCACTATGACTAGATCCAAAATACTCACTTGTATACTGATGTTTTCTCAAATGCCCTATTCGTTCATACTCAATAGCTTTTGTTTGATTTCCAAGAGTATATTTTAAGTATACTTTGTTATCTGCTTTTACTAACTCACTTCCAATAGTGCTTATTGGATACAAACCAACTATTTTTATTTCGGTTTCATCACTATATATAGGAATAATGTAAGCATTGTTTTCTACTTCATATATGGTTCTTAAACGATATAAAAATTGCTGTGCTGTCATAATTGAATTAGGTCTTATCTGTAATATCTTTTCTAATGACTTATATCCACCACCTTGTATTATTGGATTTAATTTACTTGTATGGGTTGCTAATGCATGTATTGAAGATCTTGTTAAATCCATTTCATATATTCCAGCATCAAACGATTGAAATACTGGTGAATATCCATTTATTACTGAAAATGTATTACTTAATACTCTCATTTTCCTTTTTTCTGAAAAACCTACTATGGCTTTCCTAATTCCATCTACTATTCCCATTTGTTCATCTCCTTACCATATTGTTATAATCTTCAAAATGATTCTGATAAATAACATAAGCATCTATTAAACTTACTGCACCATCTATTCTCATTTTGCTACTTTTACCTTTTAGCGGTCTTATATTGTCGTTTTCATCAACCTTTAAAGTAGTATTTGTTAAACACCATTTTAATATTGGATTGTTATCATAATTGACATTCTTACTCTTTATTTCACTTGCTAATATTTTCATTGGGTTACTCATTGTTTTGGCTCCTTGGATTACAGTTTCCATAATAAATCCATTGTTTTCCATTTCTTTTTTCCAATATGTTGAACCCCACGAATCATATCCTATCCATAATGGATAAAGACCATATTTATCTCTCATTTCTACAAACCAATTTGTTACTTCAGAATAGTTTACTTTATTTCCTTCTGTAAATTTTACATAACCTTTATCTCTCCATAATGCATAGGGAACTTTATCTTCTCTTTCTCTTTGCTCTGCAACATCTTCAGCTATAAAATACATTTGTCTTACATATATTTTTTCATCTCTTTTCCATATTAATGTTGCACATGTTAAGTCTGTAGTAGAACTTAAATCACATCCACCTATTGCATAAGTGCCATTAAATTCTTCTAAATTATAATTTTCTAAGTTATTTATTTCATTGAAGTTTATCCAACTCCCACTTACATTTTCTCTAATATTAAAATCTTTGCATAAAATACCATTTAAAGAGCTTTGATCGTTCTTTGCTCTTTCTACCATTTCATACATATATTTAAATGTCTTAACTTCTCCTAAACTTGGATTTGCTTTTACCCAAACTTTTGGGTTTATCCATTCACTGCGATCATCTAATTCATACATTATTGGTAAAAACGATTCATCTTTTTCTCCACTTGGTAATGAATCATTTAAAACATTATTTGCATAATCATATATATCATCAAATATGCATTCTCTTGTTGTTCCTGCTGTAGTTATCATTACTAATAATGGTTGCCTACGTGAACCCATACTTTGCTTCATTACTTCATACAATTTTCTATCGGTTATTGCATGAAGTTCATCTATAATAACTAAATGGCTATTTAAACCATCTAATGTATTACTATCACTTGCTAATGGTTGAAACTGACTTAATGTACTTGGCATATATAAATCTGTTCTTCTTTTTTTTACCATTTCTCTTATTTCTGGTGAATGCTCTCTCATATCACAAGCACTTTTAAAAGCTTTACTTGCTTGGTCTTTCTTTGTTGCTACTGAATAGCATTCGGCAGATCCTTCTCTATCTGCTATCATCATATATAATGCTATTGCACTTAATAATGTTGTTTTACCATTCTTACGAGCTACCAATAATAATACTTCTCTAAATCTTCTAAATCCTGTTTCTTTTTCTATAAAACCAAATACAGCACTTATGAATGCTTTTTGCCATAATCCTAATTTTATTGGTGCTCCCAATTCTCCTTCGGATTGTCTACAAAATTCCTCAATAAAAGTTATTGCCCTATTTGCTTTCTTCTCATTAAAATAAAAACGACTAGATTCATCATCCATATCGTTTATTAATTTTTTGTATTCTTTTATTACTTTTTTACATGCTATTATTGTGCCATCTTCAATTTGTTTTACATATTCTTTTATCCAATTCATTAGTTATCACTCACTACTAAGAAACCTTGATAAGCTTTCTCCTGCTCTTTTTGAAGAATCTGGCAACAAATCATTTATTTGTTTCATTATGGATTGATAATTTTTTATAAGTGCATTATAGCTTCTTAATGCTGGTTGTTCTCTCATAAACTGTTGTTTCCCTTGTTTAAATTCTTCTACAACACTTTTTTCTATTATCTCTTTTAACTTTCCTAATGTTTCTCCCATAAAAGAAGCTTCTTTTATAAGACTTAATCCTATAGTCATTCTATCCCCACCCAATAATTTAAATGTGGTTTTTAACTTCTTTATCTGCTTATAGGAAACATCTTTACTTTTTGCCATAATCTCACCTCTTGATTATCAATTTTATTTTTTAGTTTTCATTTTATCCAATATTTCAAATAATTTTGCTCTCCATTTTTCTATAGGAACTTTATTATTGCTTTTTGTTTGATATACTAACTTACTTTCTTCTTTCATATATTCTCCTAATCTAATTCTATTGCAATTATATTTTGCAATTGTAAAGAAATATCTTTCCCACTTGAATCTGTAAATGCCAAAATTATGCTGTTTGCTATTGCTTCTAATATTACTTCTTTTGTGTATAATTCTTTTTGTAACGTATATTCTAATATTCCATTAGAATATATCACTTTCATTTTCATTTACTATATCTCCATTCTCATTAAATATTAATCCATCACTTATACTTTGCAGATTGCCATCGTGTTCTTTCTTATGACACTCTCTGCATACTAATTCCAAGTTATTCCAATTAAGGGTTATATCTGGATTGTTTATGTTCTGTGGTGTAATGTACTCTTTATGATGTACGATTTCTCCAACAACTATTTTATTTTGTTTTAAACATCTTTCACATAAACCTTGTTTACTCTTAAAGTATGCATTTCTTGTGCTTATCCATGCTGTACTTTGATATAAAGATTTAGCCCATTCTTTTGCCATCTTATAACTTCTCTACTGCTACTAATTTTTTTGGATTATTACCACTTAAGTATTCATATCTTTCTGGAGTAACATACCAGATATCACCAAGTTTTCTTGGCTTTCCTATTTCACTATCATTGGTAAGATTAATGATTGCTCTTACTCTTATTCTATTTGTTAGACCTAATTCCAAAGCTTTTTCTTCTTGTTGTTTCCATAAATATGAATATGGACTATTGTTTGTCCACCCTTTATTACCTCTAATATAATGCATTATTCTAATATTTTCTGCTATACCTGTTGTTTCAGTTGAATTATATTCACTTGAAACATATCCTATCCTATTTCGGCATATTAAATTAATTACATCTTGATCTGGATAATCATATTTATTTTTATTTATTAAATAGAGCATACTCTCATCAAGTTCTTCTTCTTTTATTGCTTTTAAATTCATTAAAAGAACTCCACTATTTATATATTTG